GGCAGTGCGTTTTCATTTTCAAAAAAAATTTCAGATTTTTTCTGGTTTTTTCTTTTTTGGACGTTGTTGGCTCTTTTTTTGGCTAGGTATTCGGCTCCGCGTCGTGCGTTGCATTTGTGGCATGCGGGTACCCAGTTGGTGATGTCCATGGGGTCGATGCCTCGGTCGACTTCGATGAGGTGGTCGACGGTGGTGGCTTTGGCGCGGCGGCACCAGTGGCATACGTCGTGGTGTTGTAGGAAGTCGATTCGGGCCGCCTTGTATGCAGCTGTGTCGATGTCGCGTCGTGGTTTGCCTTTGCTGGTCATGCCGGCCAATCGAACAGTCGTGCCCATTCAATTTGGGGTTGGTCGTTGACGCTTGTGCTTTTGATCATGTGGTGGTTTAGGCGGAGGCTTCGGTCGCGGTGGCAGAACGCGCAACGGAGAACGCATTTGTCTAGCTCCTCAATGAGGGCTTGAAGGTTGGTGATGGTGCGGTGCTCCTTGTAACGCTTTTGTGATGGGTCGACGTGGTCAATGTCGAATCTGTGTGCTGTTTCTGGTGTGATTTTTAGAGCGCAATCGCAGCATTTCTTTTGATTAAGCTTCCATTCTTCAACGACTTTGCGGTTGCGTGCTTTGATTTGGCGCATGCGCTTTCGGTTTTGTGCTGCTTTATCCACGGCTGAGGCCGTCACCTTTGCAGTCTGGGCAGACAGTTGGTTCGCCGGCGAAGCCTTCTGCGATGACGCCTTGCCCTTGGCAGTATCCACAGAGTTTTGGTTCACTCCCTAACTCACTCTGTAAGTCTTTTAACGTACTTGGTATCTGTTCTTCTATAAGCGCCTGGGAAACCGACGGCTGGTTTTCCGTCGTCGGTGGCTGTTGTTTTCCCCTGGTTTTCCACAGCATGTTCACACGCCTTGGGTAGTCGTAGAAGTGGAGCTCTGTGGTGAATTGGCCGCGCTGGTCTTGTGCTTTGACGCGGCGGGCGTACCCTGCGCTGATCAGTTCGTTGATGGCTGCTCGGATGGCGTCGCGGCCTTCCAAGCCTTGCCTGGCGAGTGTTTCGGCGTTGGTGCGCCAGTTGTCCGGCATTGACAGGACGTAGGCGAGGACGCCTCGGGCGCGGTAGGACAGGTGCGGGTCGCGGAGTGCCCTGTTGGGCAGGATGGTGAAGTCACGTTCTAGGCGTGGTGTGCGGACGATTGTCATTGTCGGGGCCTTTCAGTAGTCGGGTTTGGATGAAGTGCCAGTCGGCTGGCCGCCACACGTAGCATTCCGCGCCGGCGGCGTCGAGGGTGCGCAACCAGTCGATCTGGTCGGTCTCGCAGCGGCCTTTATCGGTCTTCAGTTCGGCGTAAATGACGCCTTTGGTCTTGTGGGCCATGACGAGGTCTGGGAAGCCTGTGTGGCCCTGTACGTGGGTCATCCATGCGCCTGACGCTGTGCGGCCTGGGCGGACGTGGTGCACTTTCCAGCCGTACAGGATCGCCATGGCGATGACTTGGTCTTGGAATTGGCGTTCAGTCATGCCGGTGGCCATAGTGGCTCCAGACGTCGACGACGGCTTGGGCCGCCTTGATTTGGTCGGCTGCTGCTTGGCTGAGGCGCTGGTAGTCGTCTCGCAGCTGCAGGTATTCGGCCACAAGGTTTTTGTAGTCGCCGGCCAAGACGACGGTGACGTATTCGCTTGGTGCGATCTCGACGTTGAGGTATGGGTGGACGTCGCCAGGCTTAAAGGGCCACGGCAGTTCCGGTGCGTCATTCATAGCGCCTCGTGCATTCTTCGGCGCGGCGACGGCGGCGCTCCTGGGTGTCTTGATGCCAGTCGTCAAACACTTTGACGACAAACAGGGCGATGACCGCGCTGGTGGCGATCAGCATGACGTGGACAATGAAACTGCGCAGCATCAGAAAGGCTCCTCTTCATTCGTGGCGTCGTATTCGGCAAGCATTTTTCCAGACTTCAGCGCTTCGATGAGGCGGCTGGCGTCGGCGAAAGACAGGTCGTCTGGCAGGGCCGCCGCGTACTTGTGTTTTGCGGCGAGATCCATGATGAATTGCCGCTGTTTGGCTGATGCTAGGCCTGAGGGTTTGCTGCCGTATTGGGCGGGTTGGCCGCCGGCACGTTGCACTTTGGTCATTTCTTCGCGGCTTGCCCGCTTGGACGGGTCCGAGCCGGCGAAGCCTGCGTTGGCCAGGGCGCGGCCGACGGCTGACGTTTCGCAGTTCTCGACGTGGCTGGTTGAGTTGACGCCTCGGTCGGTTTGATGCTCTTCGGCCCAACCGGTAGCGATGAGGGTGTTGTCGACCCATAGTTCGGCTTTGAAGACGCACCAGCCGTCGCCTCGGTGCACCATGTCGGTGATGACGCGGGGTTGGCCGCCGGTGGCTTCAAGCCATCGGGCTAGTCGGGTTGCTACTGGTTCGTAGTCGTCGAGGTTGAATGTCATGTCGGGGCTCCTGTGTTACTTTGAAAAGTTTTGGGTTGTCACGGATGATCTGGTGCCCCACGGCCGCCAGCCGTAGAGTTTCCAGAGCTCTAGCCCGACGCGCAGGTTGCGCCGTGCGTCGGTTAGATCGGTTCGGCTGTTGATCCAGCCGTTGCGGGTGGCCCAGCCGACGTTGCTGCCGTTGATTTGCAGCAGGCCGTAAGAGCCGCCCCACGGGTCAAGGGCATTGTGGGCGGTCGGTGTGCACCGGGATTCGCGCCACATGATGCGGGCTAGGTTTGCGCGTTCAGATTTGGGCCAGCCAATTTGCCGTGCAAGGTTGACGTAGCGTTCACAGTGGTGGCCGACGGCGGCGTCGGCTGGCTGTGCAATGGATAATGCGGCGATGGTGAGCACGGTTGCCGCGATGCGCCTAACGGCGCGTCCTTTGTTCGGCGGACATAATTGCCTCCTAAGCGGCGGTCCAAACGCGGATTGGGGCCGCGTGGCGTTCAGGTCGGGACGAAATGCGGAACTCGCCGGTGTGGCGAATGATGCCTTGCCGGCGGAGCTTGTTGAAGATTGCGCCGAGCGCTGATGGTTCGTGGGTTTCGCAGGTGGTGTGTTTGGTCAGGTGTGACCAGACGTCGTCTGCGGTGAATGTTGGACGCATGCGGGCGATATGGATGACGGCCGCCTCGGCGGTTTGTTTCCATTGGTCGTTGGCGTTGCGGTCGACGCGCTCGATGGCTTCGTCGCGGGCCGCGAATGCGGCAAACAGGTCTTCTTGCATTGGGTCTCCTTCAGTCGGGATCGGGAGTGACCCCGTGGACGTTACACGGGGCGTGGTTGCTGTTGGTGGATTACCCGCAGTACTGCCAGTGCCACGCTTCGAATTCTGGCGATGACGGGTCGTCGGATTGCAGGTAGAAACCAAACGCCGGCGCGTTGGAGCACAGCCAGTCGAGGACTTTGGCAGTGGTCACGTCGAGGTCGATGGCCAGGCCGAGGCCATGGTTGGACTTGCCTGGTGTCGAGCTTGGGCTCATGCCTGGGCGCAGGTACCAGGTTTTGCCGTCCCAGGTGCGCGTCACCTGTGGTTTGCGACCGCCATCGTCCAGCGCGTAACGCTGCTTGAAAAGGCCCAGCTGCGCTTCGAAAGATCGGTAGTCGCCGACGTTGCGCAGCTTGATGCCGGACATGGCCGCCTGGTCGTACATACGATTGAACGCTTCGGCCGCCCCTGACCACATTTGGCCGCCACATTTGACGCTGGCCAGCATTTTGCTCGGGATCTTGCCGTTCTCAATGCCCTGTAAAGCCGCTGGGACGACCAGTTTTTTGTATGGGTAGTTCGATGCCTTTTTGGGCTTTTCGGCCGCCTGCGGGGCTTCTGCGGGCTTGACGGCGGCTTTTTTGGCGGCTTTCTTCACGGCCATTACGACGCCCCGTCTTCCTGGAGGATTCTGAGGGTTTCGGTTCCGGTGGCGACGATTGCCCAAACTTCGTTATTTGGTGGCACGAAAAGGTCGAATGGGACGGTGTGTTTTTCGGTTGCGGTGCCGTTTGCGGCGGTGACGTCGGAGCCGCCCAGGTAGACGATGCCGTTGCCGACTACGTGCAAATAGGCGTTCTGCGGGGATGCGTTGGCGGTGATGATGCGCGTTGCGCTGGTGGTGATGCTGTGGGATGAGGATTTCATTCGTCTGGCTTTCCGTCTCCGTCGATGTCTTTTTTGCCGCTGGTCGAGATCATGACGCCAGACAGTGTGCCCGATAGGAAGAGCACGATGGGGCTGATGAGGTTCAGGAGCTCTTTGTCGGTCTCGGGCATGGTCGGGCCCTGTGGGATGAACAGCAGGTTGATGAATACCGCGACCATGGTCAGCACGAGGGTGCCGGCGAGGGTGAGGCCGACGTAGAAACGCAGCCTGGCGTTGAGCTGCTCGGGGCTGTATGGGGCTCGGTTGGGTTTGATTTTTTCTAGCACGTTGCGGCCTCCATGCGGTCGACGGGTTCGGTGCCGGCGGTAACGCCGATCAGGGCTCGGTTTTTGGTTCTGGTCACGGTGGTGGTTGGGCAGTCAATCCAGACTTTGTTGTTGCAGCTGCTAGCCAGCACGGTGAGTAGCGCCGCCACGATGGCGACGCGGGTTTTCATTCGCTGGTTTCTCCTGTCTGCCAGGTCGGGCCTTCAAGAATTGCGTCGACTTCGCTACCGGTTAAACCAAGTTCAATCAATTTCGATCGAGCTGCGGCCCGGCGGTTTTGCCACGCCTGAAACTCGGCGGTGCGGGCTTCTAGCCGTGCGATGAATTCTTCGTCAGATATGTCGGTCATGGTTAGGCCTTTCGGTATCCGTAAACGTTGGCGGTCATTGAGATATTGCCTGTGTTCATGAAAAATTTGATGCCGTCGTATGTGCGGGTTGTTGTAACAATGCCGCCGCCATTTGCCCACGATCCGTTATACGCATCACTGTATTGAATGAGCACCATGCCTCGACCGGAGCTGCCTACTTGCAAAACGTCAATTGAAAAACCGGACGTTCCGACATTGTCTGCCGCTGCGCCTAGCGCGATAAACGCGCCATTGTTTACAGCAGTCAAATTGCTTGTGCCGTTGAAAATGCTGTTCGTGACTGCCGAGTAATAGCCTGATGCTTGTTCTGTGCTTGTCGCGTAATAAAACAACATTCGTGGTAGTGCTGCGTTTGTGTGTGCCGTCAACGTATGGCACACGATGCGGTATGCGTCATAGGTGCTGTTGAAGATTGAGCGAAAAGCGGTACCGCTGTCGGCCGCGTTCGTGACGGTCGCAGTTTTGATGTGTACTAGTCCAGCGTTTGCCAGAAACGTGTTGGTATCTGACGCGGTAAGGACTTCGCCGGTGGTGAATGTTTTGACTGCCATTAGTACCCCAGTTTATTTGAATCGAGTTTGCCGAACACGGCGTCGTTAAGGATGAGATAGTTGTTCAAGTCTGCGCCTGACACGTCGTATGTGTATCGGGCGCCTTCGGGTGTTGCCGTCAACGATATGCCCTCAATAAGGCATGTGTATGTCGTGCCGCGGAACGTGACGTTGACACGGGCGCCGATCATCTCCTGCAACCCGGACAAGCCAAGTTTGTCGAGCTTAAAACTGTTTTGAGTTTCGGCCGAGCAACTGATTTGGCTAATAGCAAACTTTTGTGTCTGGTATTGGCTGAGCAGGAAGTTGGCTAGGTCGGTGGCTTGGCTCGTTGAGCTGTTAAACGTGTTGACAGTCAGGGTGCGGTACGGGGTCGTTGCGCCGGCTTTAAGGACGGTCTGGACGGCGTATGACTCGGGTTTGACCTGAATCTGCGTGTAGTAGTTGTCAGCCAAAGCGTCGAAACGCAGGGTGTCGTACACCTGATTTGTGGCGTTATTTGTCGTGTCGGAGAAGTTGACGGTGCACACTGCGCCGAGGTAGGGGCCTCGGACGACGATGTTGCCGATGCCGCCGAAGTCGGCCATGCGGCCGTTGACGCTGACCAACGAGCTGTTGAGCCAGTCGCCCCACGTGCCGTTGATCGTCGTAGCCGCCATCTGCGGATCTGATCCAACGAAACCCGATGACGCGGTCAGCCCCGTTTGGGCGTTCATTGTTGTGATTTGGGCACCAAGTGTGTTCGCGGCCATCGAGTATGCCGCGCCATTCATGCGGGCCGCTTTGGCAAACGAGCCTTCAAATTGGATTTGGATGTAGTCGGCTGGGCCGATGCCGGAGCCGTATGGGATGCCGTAGAGGACGTTGACGTTGCTGATTTCGCCGCCGATGCCGTACGGGTATGCGGCGACGTTGGGTGACAGGATTTGGATGGCGGTGCCCGGTACGAGAGCCGTAAGTGGTGATGCGAAGCCGGTTGGGTAGCGGGCGATGATGGTGCCGCCGGATGCGTTGTATGCGTCGAGTTGGTTGGCGCGGCCGCCACGGAAGGTGATTTCTTGGACGTTTGTGAGCGTGGTAAATGAGCCGCCCGGAAACGACGCGTTGTATTGAACGATGTAGTTTCCGGGTGCGCCCATTAGTACTGGTTCCCGATCCTGATGGGTACGGAGCCGTTTTGGCGCATGTAATTGCGCAGCGCTTGGACTACGGCGTTAGGGTCGCCGCCGTTCACGTTGATGGTTACGTTGGTGCCGCCACCGTTGCCCATGCGGTCAAGTGGTATGACGGCTTCTGGGCCTGCCTCGCCGATCAACGCCAAGGTCGGGCTCATTACGATGCCGCCGTCAGCGAGCTTGGGAATGTCGGGGACGTCAAAACCGAAGCCGCCGATGCCTGGCACCCATCCGGGGATTTTGAATGACAGACGGCCGACAGTGTTATTCCATGCGTCGGCGATGCCGTTGAACAGGCCTTTGTAGATGCCGATGTAGACGTTGACGGCTGTTTTGATGGCGTTTACGACGCCCATAAATGCGTCTTTGAGTGCGCCGCCGAGACCGTCGACGATGTTGCGGAACGTCTCAAATTTGTTGTAAGCGACGACAACAGCCGCGCCGATAGCGACAATGGCTGCGGTAGCGAGCACGATTGGGTTGGCGGCCATGACGGCGTTAAAGGCGGTTTGTGCGCCCGTGGCAATGGTGGTGGCAACGGTCCAGGCTTTCATGGCAACGTTGGCGGCGATGATCAGACCAGCGATGGTGCCAAAAGCTGCGGCGAGCGCAACGACGAGCCCAGTGTTGTTTTGGACGAACGTGGCGAGCGACTGCAGAACGGGCAGCAGCTTCTCGATGATCGGCAGCAGGGCCGCGCCGATGGATTCTTGCGTTTCACTGATGGCCACCGACATGCGTTTGAATTGGCCTTCGGCTGTGTTTGCCGCGTTTGCGGCTGCGCCGCCGAAGGTTTTTGATAGCCGGTCACCAACGTCGGCGAAGCTGCCGCCCTGTTTGATGACGGCTTTTAGCGTTGGGTCAAGCTTGTTGAGGGCCAGGTATTGGCCGTTGTAGCCCTTTGACAGTGCTTCCGAAACGCTGGTGAGGTCTTTGCCGGTGGCCGCCGATATGTCGAGCGCCAGGTTGAGGAGGTCTTGGGCTTTGGTAACGTCGCCGGTGCCGCGGGCGAGTGTGGCGAGCGCGTTACGGAGGTCTGTGTCAGCCACGCCAGTGGCCAACGTCATTTTGGTGATGAGGTCTTCGGTGGCGGCGACCTGGGCGTCGGTGGCTTTGGTTGAGGCTTCAAGTGTGCGGGCGAGTTCGGCGGAGGACTTTTGGTCTTCCATGGCGGCTTTGGCTGCTGCCGCGCCGGCGATTGCCAGGCCGCCGAGAGCTGCTGCGGCAGGAATGGCGGCTTTCTTAATTGCGAATTGGGCTTTCTCACCGGCTGTCTCCAGCTGTTTGAATTCGCGTACGGCTTTGTCGATCCCACCGCCGTCAAATTCTGTGATCAGCGGAATTTTGATTGCCATTAGCGCAGCTCCTCGCTGGTTTGGCGCATGACGTCAACGACGGCTGCTGATAGTTCGCGGGTGACGCCGTCGAGGTTGCGTTCGGCGGCCGGCCACATGACGCGGGATGGTTTGCCAAAACGGTCAAGTTGATTGCCCAGCGGGTTGGTATTGCGTTTGCCGGCCATGTCAACGATGCTGGCTGCGGCGTCGCGCTGAACGACCGCTATAACGGCGTGTGCGCCTCGCCGCGTGTCAACCCTTGCCTGTACCCCAGATTTGGCTTTTCGGGCGCTGTAGGGCATTACGGGGCGGCCTCGGGGTGCCCAGGTGCGGGTCATGCCAGATAGGTATTCGTCGGGGTAGGCGTTTTGGGCCGCCGACACGATTGGCCGGGCGATTTCTTTGACGTCTTTGGTGAACTGTTTGCGCAGGTCCGGGTCGAGTCGTCGGAGGGCTTTGATCGCGTCGGCCGCGCCAACAAATTCGGTGCGGATTTCTGCCGTCATTGTTTGCCTCCTTTGCGCTGCTTGTTGATGATCTCGATGGCTGTGGCTAGGTCCTTGGCCTCAAATGGTATGTCTGGCGGCCAGTACCCGGTGGCTACCAGCAGCTCCGCTAGGCCGCGGGAGTAGCTGCCGGTTGCGTAGGGTTTTGGTCCTCCGATGACACGACGTCGAGGCTGACAATGCTTTTCAGGTAGTCGTCGAAGAGCAGCGGGACGGTGATGCCGGCTTGTTTGCTGGCTTCGTATGCGAGGAACGCTAGGTCTTCGGCTCCGATGCCTGCAGCCAGATCGCCGGCGCGGCGTTTGTATTTGCGTTCCCATGTCACCACCGTGAACAGGTTGGTGGTGACTGTGTTGGGGCCGCTGCCGGTGTCGACGTTGATGCTGATTTTCATTGAGTTTCTCCTTGCACGGTTGGAGTGGTTGTAATTACGGGGTGATGTCGCGGGCCCAGGTGCCGCCGGTGAAGGTGAGCTCCAGCGTGGCGAGTTCTCCGACGGTTGAGTTGATCGGCGTATAGGTCTCCAGATAGCAATTCTGGATAGTGAACTCTGGATTCGATGCGGACTCGGTCGTGCCGCTAGGGCTGATGACAAGGGTGGATTCCTTGCCGACCATCGCCGCCACTGCGGTCTCGGTTTCGGCTGATGCGCCGCTGCCGCCGTAGGCGAGAAAAAGGGTCATTGAGACTTCCACCGATTGCAACCCAGCCGTATAGCGTCGGCCAGTATCGCCAAAGCTCGTCGCCTCCAGGGCTTCCGAGCCGACCGTGAGCGTCACCTGGTTGGCTTCCGCGCTCAAATCGTAGGTGGTCGCGCCTTGGGTGATGTTGATGGTGGCGTTGCTCAAAAATGTTGTGGGCATTGTCAGTTTCTCCTTGCCGCGATTGCGACTGTCAGTGAGTATGCGGGTATTTGTTGGTCGCCGACGGTCACGGAAACGGGCCTGCCGCCGGTGACGGCGAGCGTGGTCGAGGCCATGATGGTGTCAGCGGTCGTGATGAGGTAATCCTCGGCGTCTTGGTTGCCTGGTGGCGCTGCGAGGATCAGCAGCTCAAAACGTATGTCGCCCACGTTGTAAGTGAACGCGTCAAACGTCGGCGGGTTGATCAGGACAGACAGCGGGCGGGCGTTGCGCGGGTCGGTCACGTTCACAATGTTCAGCGCGTTGAGGGCGTTGACGATTGCGGTGCGTGACTCGGCGAAAATACCGGATGCTGGCATTAGGCCACCTGACTGCGACGGATGCCAAGTAGACGCATGATCTGCCCCATCGACCCAATCGGGGTTGGTGCGCCGAGCTCGTTGAAGGATGCGAAGCTGTCGACGGAGCCGCGTTCACGGTAAAGGGCTCCGGCATACATGATGGTGCCGAGCTTGACGGCGCTACTTGGCGCGGTACTCAGGCTTTCGGCTTGGTAGCCAGCCATTTTCCGCGCCTTGTAGGCCCAAGCGTTAGCAGCATCCGTGCATGCCCCAACGAAGGCTGTGTCGTTGGCGGTAGCCACGGAAATACCAAGCCACGAAAGAACGTCGGCTGCCAAAATCCAGGTGCACGTTTCTGTCCAGGTGACGGTGCCGGCCATGCTGTCGCGTTGGACGTCGGCCGCTGTGGACGCAAACAGCAGCTGGTTTTCGATGAGGTCGTCGTAGTCGTAGACAAAATCGCCTTCGTCGTCAACGCCGGTGAAACGGTAGACGGGCACCGCCAAGACGGTGAACGTGCCGTTGAAGCCGGTTGATCCTGCGATGGTGATGGATTGGCCGATTCCGATTTCGGTGGCCTCCAAGGTCTGCACCACGGCATAGTTGTCCTGACGCATTGCGTGAGTCAGGCTAAATACGGCCATGGTGCAGCTCCTCGGTGGTCAGCAGGTCAGGTCAGGATGCGACGCGCTTGACGAACTTGTCCGGATCGATCATCAGGGTGGCGAAGTAGCCTCGCCACGCCAGTGTGCGGCTCAAGGTCGACGGCTGGTCCAGCGAAATTGCGCCCTTCTGGTTTTCGAAAATTTCGAAGCCCGAAGCGTCGCCGACGATGATGGTGCCTGCGGCGAAGTTGCGGTCAACGACGACGCGGAGGCCGAACGCAAGTGCGTCGGTCGAGCCAGGCGAAACCGATCCGAAAGCGTTCATCGGACCGACTTGCGGGAACAGCGGGCGACCGGCGGTGTCAACGAGCTTGCCGAGCGTGGACCACTGGTCAGGTGCCAAGAACAGGTGCGTCGGCAGGTTGCCGTTGCTTGACGAAAGAATCGTTGAAGCCGCGCCGTAGACCCATTCAACCCACTTGGCGGGGTCTGCGAGGTTTGCGGCCGACAGGACGCGGGTGGTGGTTGCACCGGCCACGAGGGCGTCCGCTGCGACGTCGTCGGTCTGGTTCGCGTAGATGCGCGCCATGTCGTCAAGGATGAGCGACAAAACGTTCGGATCCGACCAATCGAGATCCTGTTCGGACAAATTGACGTACCCGCCATAGGTCGACTTTGTCACTTGGTTGTTAAAGACGACAAACGTGCCCGACTGGAGCGCTGCGTTTTCAGCCGACTGGGCACCCATCGAGGTGTGCGTGGTTACTTCGGGTCGGATGAACACCTTGCCGCCACCAGGCATTGCCTTGGGGCCGATTGCGTCGACGACGGGTCGGAGGCCGCGAAAGTTGTTGTATACCGGACCGACGATCGGGGTCGGCAGAATGCCGGGCGTGTCGGTGGTGATGACGTCGGGTGCGGCAGCTTTGATGGCGTCGCGCATTTGATGCCAGGCGGAACCACCAGCGATTGCGGCTGAAAGGTATTCGGCTGCGGTCGGCAGCGGAACTTCCTTGCGTGCCGTCGCGTAAACGATGGGCTGGACGGGGATGGTTGCCGGTGCCTCGGGGGCCTCGGCCTTGATTTCTTCTGACACGTTTTCCTCCTCAGGAGTGTCGGTGGGTTGGTTTTCGTCGTCCTCTGGGTCGGCCGAGGCGGCGATTTCGGTGATGACAGCCTCAGCGAAGGCTGGCACCGCGACAAGGCTGAGCTCGATGAGATCGGCCTTCGACACGATCATTGTGCCGGTATTGTCGAATTTGAATTTGGTTGGGTTTGCGCCGACGGACACGGAGTCGTATGCGCCGGCCTTCAGGAGAGCGACTGCGTCGCGGCTGGCTGCCGTATCGGCCAGCGTTGCCTCAAACTGAAGGCCGGACTCGGTGTCGGCGAGGGAGTTGACGACACCGCGAAGCTGTGTGAGATCGTGGTTTTCGACGAGCTTGGCGGCCTTTTGGTTGACGTCAAAAGCGCCGCGAAGAAAACGCACTTTTTGGCCGCCTGAAACGGTCGCAGTGACGTTCCATGGGACGGCTGTGCCGGAGATGCGTGGCGCTGGGTTATCGCCTTCGGCTGCTGCAAGCAGCTCGACGTTGGCGGTGAATTTGAGCATGGCTACTCCAGGTTCATTTCGTCTTGTGGCAGATCGGGCATGGTGTCTTCGGGCATGTCGGGTGCTGCGGGTTCGCGGTAGATCTCGGGCTGCTCGACCATGAATTCTTCGAGGTATTCGTCAACGTCGAATTGGACGTGGCGGCCGTTGGGCAGCACGTCGTTCATGGACAGGCGCTCTTGGATGGCGTGAAGCACCGGACGGGCACCGAACAGAATCAGGTCCTGGCGTGACTGTTGTGCGTTGTTGTACGTCATGCCGGACTGGTCAATACCCAAGAGATAGCCAGGTATGTCCAGCAGGCGGGCCATTTCCAACGCTTGGTATTTGCGCGATTCGACGAGCTGCAATTTGCTCGGGTCAGACTTGAATTCTTTCCATTCGACGGCGGAGTTCAGTGCGCCGATGGCCGACACGCGGCGGGCGTTTGACCAGGCGGCGGCGAGTTCGCCGAGCTCTTCGGATGACATGGGCTCGGAGTTGCTGGTTTGCTGTAGGTAGCCGGCGGCAATTTCGGTGGCCGAGAAACGCTCAGCAGCTGCGTCGAGGCGGAGCGCAACGCTGACGGCGCGGCGGCCGGCATACACAATTCCCTGATTGGGGGAGAGGAAAGTAATGACGTTGGCGACGTCAAGGGGCATGCCGTTGAATTCGAGCTCGGTTGGCATCCCGAACCATTCCGGCGACGCCGGCATTTTTTGAGACGCAACCATGTTTGCCGGCAGCCATTGGAAGGTTGCGGGAAAGCCGGTGCTATAGCGCGACGTAACTGCCCAGTGGGCGCGGCCGTACATGATCAGGTCGCGGGCGGTCTTGCCCATGATCCACTGGCGCGGCACTGACGGGTCGGGCCGCGACATCCACGTCTCGCCTTGGACCCAAATCTTTTCGTACTCTTCGCCAGTCCACTGAAGAACGTAGGACTTCAGGTCGAGGGTGCCGACAACGGTGGTAAGCAGGCTGACGGCGCGGCTGATCGTTGGGACAGATAGGGCAGCTTCTTCGGACGCCCCGACGGAGTACGAGTAAAACTGCCCTATCTGCGACGCACCGGCGGCAGCGCCTACGGGGGCGTGGGCGACAGCGGGTGCCTCGATCTTGCGGCGGAACAATGCCATTG